AGTTTCCGTTTCCGGTGAGGGGTCTGTTACTGCTGGTTTTGGGTCACTAAATGGTTGTGCTTCAACATCTGAAAAGATTTTACTTGCAACATCAATTCTATGTTTATCTAAACCGTCTGCAACCTTAGCTCGTAATGCGTCTTTAAATGCCTCACCAGCGTCTGCGTTATTACCTTTTGATAGGTCGTCAACAAATTTACTTACATGTTCACTCATTTTTTATCTCCTATAAGTTTCCACCACCACCTGGAATATCTTCCGTAGGTGCTGATATTATGCCGTCATCAATTTCTTGTTTGATTTGGTTATCAATGTCTTCCATATCTCTATCAGTTTGTTTAAGAATATGTTTTCTAACATACTCAACTGAATAATACTTACCAACATAATCTCTCACTTCGTTTGCTACTCTTATTCTTTCTAAAAGCATTTCGCTTTCTTTAAGTTCAGCAAAGTGTCCATCTTGCAAAAAGTTATATTGTATGTGGTCTCGTAATGTATGCCAATCTTCCTCTGTGATAACAGCTTTTAATATTAACTGAGTTTTTAATATGTCGTTAAATAACTCAGTAAATTTCTTTCTCAACCTTTGAACAAACTTTGTAAATTTAAGTTCATCTCTAGTAATCTCAGTAGAACGACCAAGGTTAAAACCTTGACTTGCTTCTAATCTACTAGCAGGAACATTTAAACTTCTATAAAGTTTACTTCTAAAGTATTCGATATCAGAAATTTCTCCAAGATTTTGTCCGCCTGGTAGTGTAGTAATATCTGTACCTCTACCACCTTCTCTACTTGGTAACCAAAAGTCTTCTAACATAGACATATAGTTTCTATCATCTCTGATTTCACCTGTACTTGCGTCATAGACAAGTTTGTTTCTATATCTTGCCATAACATCTCGTAAGTATGCTTCTGCTTTTACTTTTGGTAAATTACCTACATCAATCTTAAATATTCTTCTTTCAGGCGCTCTTGCGATTCTGTAAATAACAGTTGCGTCTTCAATCATTCTTAATTGATTAACTGGTTTGATTGCTTTGTGTAAATATGATAACACCATATTTTTATTCTGGTCAATCATTCCAGATGGTACAAATGCGATTGTGTCTGGTGCAATCTTAATACCACCAGATGTTGTACCTGCAATTCCTTTTTCGTTAAATAAGTAATACTCTTCAAACTCATCAACGATAGTTAAACCGTGAGGTGTAGGACCGTCAGGTCTTTTCTTTCTTACTTCTCTAACTTTTTTAATTTTTCTAGGGTCAATGTATCTTAACTCTGTGATACCTGTTCTAGGTGATTCTCTGTCTATTACTTTATGGTAATAAACTCTGCCATCAACATACCATCTTCTAAATATGTCGTGACCTTTTGTATTAAAGTTCATTAACCTTAATACTTCTTTAAACTCATCTTCTATCTTTCGTCTAACTTCTTTACCAAAAGGCACTTCATCTAAAGATAATCTAATAGCGTCTTTTAATTCATTAGCCACAATTGCTTCATTGACAATATCTTCGATTGCCATGTCGCACTCGGGGTGTAATGCTATTTCTCTATATCTTCTTATTAAGTCTTGCTCTGTCTTGGCTGTTCCCTCCATGTCGAGGTATTGACCAAAATAACCACCAGCTGCGATAGTCTGTGTACCGTCATCTGCCTGTGGTTGAGTAAAGCCTTGTTTTGGATCCGTCGTTTTCTTTTGACGAGTGATAGAAAATCCAAATAATTCAGCCATAATAATATTCCTTTGTTTATTACTACTATTTATATAGTTTTAAAAGGGCGGTTTTTAGGCCGCCCTCTAAGCGTATATTAAGTAGTAGTGTTACTTTCAAAGTATTGATACGCAAAAGTGACACCAAATTCTGATATAGCGTCATTTGTTCCGTAATCCAACTCAACAGCGGCACATCAATCGGGTATACACCTCTTAAAGTGTATGATTTGATTGTTGTACCGTTTCTATCTAACTGGTCAACAAAAGCGTCAACTTGATAATCCGCTGGATTTGTCAAGCCTTCACCGTCTGTTGCATTATTGATACCATTAGACCATCTTTCAAATGCGTTTCTTAATTTGAAATTTGTATCCATTAATACCTGAATTGTCCAGTCAGCGTATGTTCTATCTCCAGCAATCTTAATTTGTCTACCTCTGAAAGGTACCGTAAATGAACCTAATGTCATTGCCGGCAACTGTGTAGTCTTACATAAGAATGCTAGTTCTTCTATTTCGCCACCAACTTGTGCGTAACCAGGAAAAGGCATTGTTACCTTAAACTGATTGGCTCTTACACCACCGCCAGCAAGTTTAGCTTTGAAGTCATTAATGTTTGCCATTTTATTTTTCTCCTGTTCCTAAACTTAGCCGCCAGCCACTTCGTCAAACGAAACGCCGGTTCTAGTTGCTATAAATTGTAAAGTAATGAAGTTAATGCTTCTAGCAGGTTTCACAAAGATTTCTGCTATGAATTCATTTCTATCAATTACTTCACCTGTGTTGTTAGTTTCATCACAGACTACTAAAAAG